CGACGTCTCTGATCTTATTAAACGGATCTAGAACTAAACATTTAATACCTTTACGCTTAACAAGTTCAGCGCCTTTACGTAATACAGACTCTAAACTATATTTATCCATATCAATAAAGAAATAATTATCATTAACATGATTAGTTACGTTTTGCCATTTATCATTACCAATATCATCAGTTCTTGGCATATCTTGCCAATGTTTACGCATTAGTTTGTGCGCGTGTAAGTAGACCGGTTGATTTTCAGGGCTAGCATACGCAGTTTTCCAACCGTATAGATTATTGTAACCAACAACCATTTGATCAACGAAGTCAGACTTACCGCTAGAAGGAATACCAGTAACAGTAATGAACTGACCAGTGTAAGTTGAAAATATTTTATCGAAGTTTTTAAGTCCAACTTGATAACCGGGCTTAAAACCGTTTTTAACAAAATCTCTGAGTTCATCTTCTACATCTTTTAAAGTTGATACGTTTTCTAATGGTACAGGCCGCGCACTATGTAT